ATTATGACTTCTTTTCATTATTTAAGTATGGACGTTTTAGTAAAAAAATACATTTGTATATTTTTCAAAAATATGTTGTATTTGTTATATTAGAAAGAACAAATGATAATAAAAATATAGAAAATTATAAGAAAATTACAATCTCATAAAAAATTAAAAAATACTAATATATCTATAATACTTGTAATGTAATCCAAATAATACAAGTAATCCTATATATACACCTGCTACCAACAAATTACTTATAGAAATAGATGTATGTTCATCTTCTTCTTTTATATAGTAATTATATATATTGCAAATACCAAGTATTATAAATGTATAAGGAATAATATGTCTTTGTTTCCATGTCATTTTTCGAATGTCTTCCGTAATATGTTCAATACAATATATATATATCATTCCAAATTGACCTACTACAAATAATATATCCATTATATTATATGTTTTCTCTTGATACATATGTATCATTTTTGATATACATAATGAAAAATGGGAGATAGAACCAATTACACTGATAAGAATAGTACCAGTTAAGTGAATACCAGTTCGTATCAACATAACAAATGCAATAGAAATATGACTTACTAGTAAAAATAGATGGTCTATATTTGAAAATTGTACATGTTTTTTACAAATAATTTCTTGCGCTTTCCTTGTATACAACATTCTTGATATTGCATATATAGCATTTGATATAAAAGCAAAAAAAAATAATATAGAAGAAATAATAGGAATATATACCCTCATACTATTATAGTATTATATAGTTTTACAATATTATTATAGTATTGTATTATTTTTACAATATTATTATTATTATTATTATTATAGTATTATAATATATATTATGGCGGGTGGATTATTTGGAAAACCTTTTGTATTTAATGAAAAGTGTATTGTATTTTCTATTATTTGTATGATTTTGTTTGTATACAAACCTAATTTTACAAATCCATATTTCTTGTATCTAAGTTTGTTTATTATTTTTGTAATCGCTTATGTTGCCATGGCTTGGTATGATTACTATTTTGACTGTAAATTGGTTCCATTAGAAAGAGGCAAGTATTCTTTGACTGGAAAACTAAAACCACCTGAAAATGTACCGAGTGAATCTTCTGAAAAAAACAAAGAATTATCTACATCTAGAAAACAAATGATTATATATGGAATGCATATTCTTCTTATTGTTCCTTTATTATTATATATTGCGTATTATAAAAAGAAATCTAATCCAAGTATATATGCTATAGTAGGAGTATTGGCAGTATTTACTGCTGGGTATCATGGTGTTGGTATGATGATGTATTTTAAGTAAATCTTAATGATGTATTTTAAGTAAATCTTAATGATGTATTTTAAGTAATTTTTGGTAATTTGTAAGGTAATATATCTTGTAATATATCGGAAAATCTTATAAGGTATGGTTTTGCCATAGTATTCATATGGTCCGATATTTCTTTATATAACGTTTCTATATTTTTTTTGCTTTGTATTTTCTGTATAGATTTAGATGTATATCCACAACTTTCTTTCATATCTTTGTATAATTCTTCTACAAGTATTTTGTATTTTTTTGTAGAAATAGTATTAAAAATAAGTAGTAGTATTTCTAAACGATTTTTTAATTGATTAAAACAAGGTAAATTAGAACTTTTTGTAAAAAGTTGTATTTCTGTTCTTACGCCATATAATAATGTTCTATGTTTTGGATTTTTAAGTTCTCTATTTAATTCATCGTCAATAGTATTTATAGCATTTGGTTGGAAATATGCTTCTCCCAAAAGACTTCGTATTCTCTTAATTACTTTAAAATAGTTACCTTTTACATAATTACGAAATATAGTTTCATAAAAATAATAGGTTGAATTTCTTGGTTTTTCTCCATATAATGTCGCATTTGATGTTAAAAATGTATATTGTTTTTTTCTAGAAACACGAATATTTGGAATATGAGAAGGTAAAGAACATATATGAAATACAAGTTCAAATAAAACATATGTATTTTTCAAAATCTCATATACAAATGTTGTTTTAAAAGCATCCTCTATAAAAATATCAAATAATGTAAATGTTTTACCTCTATATATTTTCTTACCAACTTGTATTTCATTACTTTCCCATTGTATATTTTTATATGTATCTATATAATTCGCAAGTTTCATAAATTGTACCATATTCGGTTTTTCTACTACATAACCTAATAATTCATTCAATTCTTTTTTTGTAATTACTGTATCTTTGTATAATGTTTGAAATCGTTTTCGTATTGTAGAAGCATCATAATCTTGTACTTCTCCATTTTTTCTGATTCTATGAGTAAATACAAATCGTTGATCTACACCTGCTAACATTTTTACAAACATCATTTTTTTCATAAGAATAGTAAACACTCTTTTATATTCTTCAAATAACGCTTTTTTACTTTCTAATGTATTATAATATCGCATCCAATATTCTACATCAATATCCGATATACAGAAAGGTTTATCTAGATTTGCAGATGTTCCATGAAATGTAAAAGCAGTCTGTACATTACCTTCTATTGTGTTTTCTATATTTTCTATTAAAGAATACAGGGGTCTTTTAACTTCTGTAGAAATAATCATTATCTATATATATTCCTATATTATATATAGATAATGAATTGTATTATAATAATACAAAATACAACCATTGGATTGTTGAGAGATGCTTCTATTTTACAGGTATTTTTAGAAAAAAATCATATTCAAACAGACATTCATTATTATAAAAAATCTTTACCACAAAACACATATACATTTCTTATTTTTATTGAACACATTATACCTTCGTATTTTAAAGATATACAATATACATATTCTATTTTTGTTCCCAATATAGAACAAATTGTTGAATGGGATATGGAAAATATGAAAAATATACAATATGTTTTTTGTAAAACAAAACAAGTCTATAATTATTTCAAACCTATTTCTAACGCAATATATACAAAATTTGCTTCCGTAGATGACCTTCGACCAGAAATAGAAAAAGATACATATACAGTAGGACATTTTTCTGGGATATCACCTTATAAAAATACAAAAGCTGTTCTAGAATGCTGGATAGAAAATAATTGTTTTCTAGATATACATAAGGATATTCAGTTAGTTGTTGTCAAAAAATTTTCATTATGGAGTCAAATAGACAGAGATTTACAAAAATATGTAGAAAGTATTTTTACAAAAAAAGAAGATACATACGTATATAAAAATATAACTATACATGAATTTTTATCAGATAAAGAATATAGTGTATTAACAAATCAAGTAGGTATTCACATATGTCCTTCTATGATTGAAGGATACGGACACTATATTAATGAAGCAAGAGCTAAAAAAGCAGTTATACTTACAACAAATGCTCCTTCTATGAATGAACTTATACAAGACCCATCATTTCTTATACAGGTTGAAAAAAAAGAAAATGCAAAAAAAGTAATGAATATACAGTATCAATATGATACAGGAATAGAAGTTTCTTTTATTGATAAAAAAGATTTAGCAAAAAAAATAGAAAAAGTATTACATGTATATCCAAGTAATGTAGGAGAAGAAAATAGAAAACAATTTGAAAAAGATATTATATACTTTTATAATACTCTTACAACCTTTATACAAAAAATACAAAAAATACAAAAAAATACAAAAAATATACAAAATACAAAACCGACTAATTTATATAACTTTGAAAAAAAAGTGTATTCTCAGAATGGAGAAGATGGTGTATTAGAAAAAATATTTGAAGTTATTGGAAAAACAAATTCTATGTATGTAGAGTTTGGCGTAGAAGATGGACAAGAAAGAAATACACGATATTTACAAGAAAAAGGATGGAGTGGATTACTAATGGACGGGGGGTATGAAAACAAACAAATACAATTACAAAAAGAATATATTACAGCAGAAAATATAAGTATGCTCTTTACAAAATATAAAGTTCCAATTACATTTGATTTATTAAGTATAGATATTGATTATAATGATTGGTATGTTCTAAAAGAAATATTACAAACATATACACCAAGAGTTATTTGTATGGAGTATAATGCTTCTTTAGGACTAGAAGATAAAGTTGTAGTATATGACCCAAAATATATGTGGTTATACAATAGAAGCAATTATTTTAATGCTTCTTTATATTGTATACATACATTATGTAAAAAACATAATTATACACTTGTATATTGTGAAAAAATGGGTGTAAATTCTTTTTTTGTTCATAATTCCTGTAATCCAGAATCATTTCTGAATTATGGAAATATAGAAAAAATATACAGAGAACCAAATTATGGTTTTAGAAATACAAAAGGTCATCCTCCTGATAAACATAATAGACATTATCTAACATATGAAGAAGCTTCCTCTTATACATACAACCATTACCAATATAGTTCTATAGAAAATATATGTAGATATGTACCCTTGGATAGTATTCCTATGGAATATCCGATAGTAGAAACCTTATGGAAAAATTGTAAAATTAGGTTTCAAAAAGAAAAAATAGAAGTTCCAGAAAATATAGAAACATTTCAAGTCCAATATAAAGAATTACCACTACAGATGACGACACATGCAAATGATACAGTTATATACCAAAAAATGCAAAAAGGATTTTTGTATGAAGTATATAATACATTTATTGTAGAATCCTATGCTACAGAAAAAGATATTTTCTTAGATATTGGGGCAAATATAGGTTCTATGACTATTCCTATTTCTACATTTGTAAAAGAAGTTGTATCTTTTGAACCTTTTGTAAAAACCTTTGATGTTTTATCGTATAATAAAAAACAAAATACACGAAATAATATTATATTATATAATAATGCTGTAGGCCATACAAATAGAATAACAAGATTATCTAATTCTGTAATAGATATTAATCCAGAAGAAAAATATAAAAAATCTATAAAATCTATACAAAATACAAAAGTAAAATTTAATTACGGAGCAATTCAGTTAGGGTTGGATGGTCAATATGTACAAATGATAACTATTGATTCATTACAATTAAAAAAAGTAGATTTTATAAAAGTAGATACAGAAGGAGCAGAAAATTTAGTATTTTATGGAGCACAAAAAACTATTACAAAACATAAACCTATTATTATTTTTGAAAAAAATTGGCAAACTGTTACAGAAGATATGAAAAAAAGTATGAATTTATCCAAAGAAGTTGTAGAGTTTGATATAATTTCTTTTTGTAATATATTAGGATATGATACAGTTATTGAATCTAATTGGGAAGACTTTTTCTTAATACCACCTGGTAAAATATGTGTACAAGAAAAGTTATTAGGAACATTACAAAAAGTAAAAACAATAAAAGGATTCTCTTCTTACAAGAATCTTTATAAATATGTAAAACCAAAATGGTAAAAATTATTACACTATTGTATATAGTAGATATATAGTAGATATACAATGGATTTATCTACGTTTGAAAATAAAATATTTTCTCAAAATGGTGAAGATGGTATACTGGAAAAAATATGTAAAGTAATTACAGAAAAAGATAAATTTTATGTAGAATCAAGAGTATATGACGGAACAGAAAGAAATACCAAATATCTTATTGAAAAAAAAGGTTGGAAAGGAATATTATTCGATGACATATATGCGAATATTAAAGAAAATTTATATACAGAATTTTTTCATTATAATAACACTTCTTTTATTTTTACAAAATACGATATACCTAAAGAATTTGATTTACTATCTCTTCATGTAAATTATAATAATTTTTACATTCTTAAAAAAATATTACAATTAGGATATAAGCCACGAATTATTGTTACACAATACAATTCGTATATTGATCCAAAAGAAGACAAAATAGTTGTATATAATGAAGATTATCGTTCTGAAGGAACAGATTATTTTGATGCTTCTTCTTTATCATATAAGAAATTGCTAGAAGAATTTGGGTATACAATTGTATATTATGAAAAATCTGGAAATAATCTATTTGCGGTATTACAAGAATACGGTAAAAAGTTTACAGTTAATACACCGGTACATAATACTATTTTTACAAACTGGAAATATTTTCAAGATTTTTATACAAGAGAATATATTTCATATGAAGAAACAAAAGATGAAGATATTTCTATAAGTATTAATATGAATAAGTATATTAAAAATATTACAGAAACAGATAAAAAATATAATTCTATTTTAGAAAGTAATAAAAATATAGAATATAATTATGAAAAAATAGATTCTATTAAAAAATCTTTATATGACTATTTATTACTTGTTGTTCAAACAGATTTTGCAAATATTTTAGAAAAATATAAAAATGTATTATTAACATTAATTACAAATCAATTTATTAGTAGTATTAAGAAAAAAATTCCTAATGATACTATAGAGTTTGTATATGGAAGTAATTATAATGAATTTGTATATTCAAAAATTTATTTTTATAGGACTTTACACAATAGTATATTTATCCAAAAAAGAATTAATAAGGGTGAATTATTCGAACGTATTAACTTGATAGTTTTACATTCCTATATGAGAAAAAATGATATAGCAATAGATGTAGGTTCTAATATTGGAACGGTTACAATACCTTTATCAAGAATGGTTGAAAAAGTGTATTCTTTTGAACCAATTAAAGATATTTACAAATTATTAGAATATAATATTAAAAGAAATAATATAGATAATATTATTGTATCTAACACCGCACTTGGAAACAAAAAAGATAATTTATATTTAAAAAATATATTATTTAATAAAACAAAATATACTATATTTGACTTTAATGTAGATACAAAGGTTGAAGTTCAAACAATAGATGATTTACAAATAGAACAGGTTGGTCTTATCAAAATAGAAATAACAAATATGGAAATGAAGATATTAGAAGGAGCTAAGGAAACTATTAAAAAATACAAACCAATCATATTATGTAAATTTACACCAAGTATTGTAAACTCTTTTAGTATATTTCATTATTGTAGCAAATTAGGGTATGATACATTAATACAATCACGAGGAAATAACTATTTTATTATTCCTAAGGGTAGAAAAACAGTTATAAAAGACCCATTGTTACAGCTTAAGAAAGTGGAAACATTGTATGTAGAATTTTCACAGTTATATAAGAATTTATATACATATGTATAATATATATATATTGTAATAGTTTTAGAATATGGATGGTAGTAATAGATTTAGTAGACCAGAAATACCTTCCAATGAACCTTCTAAAGAAAGAACAAATGGTGATATATTTGATACAGATAAACTCATAGAAGAAGGAAATACAAGTTCCACTAAATGTACTTCAAAACTCGCAGGAATTATTAAAAATATGAAAGAAAATAAACCTGATATTATTACAATTGTAGAAGCAACTGATTATACAAAAGAGATATTTATAGATCATATTTATGATAATGATGATACAAAATATACATTATTCGAACATACTG